TCGCGCTTTCGCACAAATGGTGTAGATTATTTGACATAAGGAGACGAACACATGGAAGAAGCAATCAACGCGTGGTTAAGCGCTTGTGAACTGGATGCAGAACAAAACATACTTGCCGTATTAGTGAGAAGGCTTGCTGCGGAATTCGATGCGAAGCCACATACATCAACGGCCGCCGAACTTCGGAAGACTTACCTTGAACTTCGCGCTAGTTTGAAGCCAACTGATTTAGATTTTGACCCTTTGCGCGAAATGCTACAACGCTAGCAATGCTGCCAACCCGGTTCACGCCGCCATTGTCGGATGATTTCGAAACCGATGGTGACCGGCTCATCGAATTGATGTCGCTGGCATGGGTTACACCAGAATCAGAATCACCTATCGAGCTTGACGAATGGCAAAAGGATTTATTCCGCCGCGTGCTTGAACGCTATCCGGCAGACCATCCAAAGTATCCGAACGAATTGCGCTGGCGGCAGGTGCTAATTTCTTGTGGAAGACAGAACGGCAAATCGGTGCTCGGCGGCGGCCTTGCGTTAGAAGCCATGACCTTTCGGCGCGGTGATGTTGCCAGTATTGCATCGAGCCGCGAACAGGCCACAATCATTTACTCACGCGTGAAACATGTTATTGATAACAATGCGTGGTTGAAGAAACGATTCAAACGAACCACAGAGACGCGCGGCATCGGCAAGATAGACGGCACCGGCAAATACACCGCTAACCCGGCTAAAGAAGCCGCTATTCAAGGGCTACCATTTGTGCGCGTGCTACTCGATGAAGGCCACCTAGCTAAAAAAGGAATCTGGACAGCGGCCACTAAAGGCACTAGCGCGGTAGACAATGCACAAGTCATTATGATTACCACCGCCGGAGACCAGAACAGCGAAACACTTATCGAGCTCTATAAGGCGGCCGAGCGTGCCATCGCTGGTGACCCGATGCTGGAACGCTTCGGTGCGTTCATTTGGGAAGCGCCAGAAAATGCGCCAGTCGATGATGTCAATGCAATCATGGCCGCCAATCCTTCCATCGCTTGCGGTCGCATACCAATCGAGCGTGTGCTATCCGACATTGCTACACAGCCAGAACATGAAGTGCGCCGCTATACCCTAAACCAATTCATTGCCGGCTCTAGCGAAGCATGGTTGCCGGGTAACCTATTCCGCGAAGCAAGCGGCAATGGTCTTACAGCTATGGATGGCATCGTGCTCGGCATTGATTCTGCTCGCAACTTTAGTCACGCAACAATTAGCGCCGCAAGACGCAACGGCGAAATCTATGAAACAGAACTAGTTGCTTCGCTTGTCCAACCAACAGAAGACAAGCTCGCAGAAATTATTCTTGACCTATACAAGCGCCACAATGTTCAAGCCATCGCTATTGACGACCGATGGAATCACGCACTTATTCGCAGACTAAAAGCGCAAGGCTTACCAATCTGGCCGTTATGGTCTAAAGAAATCACGACCGCTTGCATGACTGTCTATGCCATGTTTGCCAATGGCCGGGTAACACACAATGAAGACCCATTACTTGTGATGCAGAACGGCCTAGCAGTAACGCGTTATCATGGCGAATCATGGCTAGTTAGCCGAGCCGATTCAATGGGCGATGTCGATGCTTTACTCGCCACCATTTGGGCGCTGTATGTGGCGAGCGTGTCCAAGCCAATCGGTGTGCAGGTATTTTAGCGCGACACGCCGAAAGCGCATAGCACATTAGTTTGACGGTTACCAAATCGTTACATTGTGTTATGGTTTCTTCATGGCATCGCTATGGCAGAGATTGACCGGTCGCACCGAAACGCGCGCCGCACAGCCGACTATCCCTTCACGCGCCGCAACCTTTGTGAATGCAGACAGCGCACTAACCCTTTCGGCCGTTTACCGCGCCGTTAGCGTGCTAGGCACATCGGTTGCCGGCTTGCGCCTTGAATCGTTCCGCTACGCGACCGACATGGAAGTCAAAATTCCGAACCCGGTTCTAGTGAACAACCCAAGCCTAGAAGACACACGCCGAGATTTCTTGTTTCAGACTGTGGTTTCACTAGCGCTCGATGGCAATGCGTTCTGGCTAAAGACCCTTGATTCGCGTGGCGGAACCAATAACCTAACCATCCTTGCGCCTAACGCTGTCGGCGTTCGCCTTGATGGTGTGGATGGTCTTACTGGCCGCAAGGTATTCGATTACATGGGCAAGACCTATTACGAAGACCGCATGCAACACTTGAAACTATTTTCGAGACCCGGCGTGCTTCGCGGAATTTCACCTGTCCAATCCGCAGCTCGTGATGTTGCTTCCATCCTTGACTTGCGCGACTTCGCCGCCAACTGGTTTGGCTCGGCTGGTGTGCCAACTGGTGTTCTAAAAACAAGCCTAAACATTTCTAAAGAAGACGCAGAAGCCATGACATCGGTATGGCACAACAAGCAACAGAACCGCCAAATCGCTGTGCTAGGTTCTGGCTTCGAGTATCAGGCCGTTGCACTATCACCGCGTGACGCACTATTCACCGAAGTGCAAAGCCAAGCGGTGCAACAAGTCGCACGCCTTTTTGGAATTCCAGCGCGTATGTTGCTAACCGGTGTTGATGGCACTAGCGACACTTATACAAACATGGCCGAAGAAATGTCCATTTTTTACCGCACCACATTGATGAACTACCTTGATGCAATAGCGGATGCACTAAGCGCATGCCTACCGCGTGGCACTCGCACAGCGTTCGCATTTGAAGACCTATTCCGCGCCGACCCTGCCAACCGCTACTTGATGTGGCAGACCGCTATCGCCGCAGGATTTATGACCACCGATGAAGTAAGAATGAAAGAAGGTCTAAATGGATAACATGGAGACACGCGAATTCGAAGTGCGCCTAGACAACGCAGAAGACGGAACCATTACCGGGCTTGCCGTTCCATACGGCGAAACCGCAGACATTGGTTCATACAAAGAAAGATTCGCACCGGGCGCTATCGACAATGTTGATGATGTCAAACTGTTTTACGGCCACCAGCATGACGATGTGCCAATCGGTAAAATCGTTGCCGGCCGCGAAACCGATGCTGGATTCGAAATCACAGCCAAACTCACACGCGGCATACAGCGCGCCGAAGAAGTTTACCTTGCCTTGAAAGACGGCGTGCTAAACCGCTTTAGCGTTGGCTTCATGCCAATCGAATCAACTCGCGAAGGTGACACCATTGTTCGCCAGCTTGTCGATTTGAAAGAAGTTTCTGTCGTGGCATGGCCGGCGTTCGCTGGCGCAGCCATTACTGAAATCCGCGAAGAACAAATTGTTCCGGCGGAAACTCCAACACCAAACACAGAAAGAGAGAATTCATTGTCTGAAAACATTGAACTCGATGTTCGTGCTGTTCAGGATGAGGTCGCGGAGATTCGCCGCCTTGTCGAGGCAGGACAGAACATGGACACACCTGCACCACTAGTTGGCGCAACCTTCCGCAACCAAGCAGAATTTGCTAAGGCACTTGTAAAGGGAGATGCAGAAGCAATCGAGTTTGCTCGCACCGCCTCCACTTCCGCAGATGCCGCGCTAATGCCAGCATGGTTCGGTTACATCGACACCATGATTGCAAACAACCGACCAAGCCTTTCGGCTTTCTCGCGCGCCGCACTACCAGCATCGGGTCTAACTGTCGAATACACCAAAATCGACACCAACACTCTAACTGTTGGCGAGCAGTCACCAGAAAACGAAGAACTTGCCTTTGGTAACCTATCGTTCGACATCGCATCGGTTGATGTAAAGACCTATGGTGGTTACACCGCCTTTAGCCGCCAGTATGTCGAGCGCAGCCAGATTAACACCTTGAACTCGGTGTTCGAAGGTCTAGCAATCGCCTACGCAAACGCAACCAACGCACGCGTTGTCTCGGTTCTAAACGGCCTTGACTTCAACGGCAAGACCTTCACCGCAGATGGTGGAACTGCCGCATCGCTCGCGACTGGTATTGCAAACGGCGCAAGCTACATTTACCAGAACTCAGGATTGCGACCAGAATTTATTCTTGCCGCACCAGATGCTTACATCGCCATCGTTGGCGTTGGCGCAGCAGATGGCCGACCAGTAAACCTTCTAAACGGCGCAGGTGTAAACAACATCGGCTCGGCTAACATCGCTGGCCTATCGGGACAGATTTTTGGATTGCCAATCATCGTAGACCCACAGCTCGCAAATGGTGTTGCCTACCTTGCTAACTCGGCCGCAGTTATCTCGATGGAATCATCGGGTGCACCTGTCCGACTAACCGATGGTGACATCACCACCTTGACCGATACTGTATCGGTTTATGGTTACATGGCCGTTGCCGTTCCACGCGAAGGCGCAATCGTCAAGCTAGATGTAATCGACTAATAAGGTTCGATTATGTCTGTGACGCTGGAAGAATTCAAAGCCTATGTTGGCACTAAGGATGACTCGGAATTCCCCGAAGATTGCCTTGATGCTGGCCAAGCTCTAGTTACTCGGTTCATTGGTTCATCGGAAGATGTGCCAACCGAAGTAGAGAAGCAAGCCGTTCTGGTTGCCGCTTCTGAAATCTTTCATCGCCGCAGCGCGCCTATGGGCGTTAGTCAATTTGCGGATGGTAGCGGCATGGCGGTTCGAGTTGGGCGAGACCCGATGGCAGCCGTCACGCCGTTACTACTCCCATACATTGGCTATGGTGTGTAATGTCTGAAATCACCGCAAGCAAAGCCGAATTCGCACTTGAACTAGCGGATGCCGGCCTTGATGTGGTTGCCTACATTCCCGGTCGCGTAACACCACCTATGGTGATTATGAAATCGGGTGCACCATACATTGTCAATGCAACATTGGGTGTCGGGTATTCGTTAGGGCTTGAACTATTGTGTGTGGCTTCCACCGCAGACAACGAAAGCGCTACCGAAGAACTCGACCAGCTAATTGAAGATGTCCTAAATGCCTTGCCAGCCTATGCCACCATGAAAGGCGTATCGCAACCATTCGCATTAGATGTCAATAACGCGCAATACCTAAGCGCAACCATAACCACCGACCTTGCAATCGAACTCTAAGAAAGAGAGACAAACAAATGGCCGCATCGACCAGAATCAAAGCCACAAACATCAAACTAACCATCGCTTCGACCGAGTATTCGTGCGATGCAACGATGGTAGAACTATCAATCGGTGACGCACCGGGCGATGTTCGCACTTTCTGTGAAGTGCAGACTGGACAGCAATGGACACTATCACTCGAAGGTATTACTTCGGGCGACAGCGCTTCGCTATACCAGTTGCTATTCACAAACTACGGCACCGAAGTAGCGTTCAAGGTTGCGCCATACGGCAACACCACCGCAACTTCTTCACAGCCAATCTATGAGGGAACTGCAATCTTTGACCAGTTGCCACCGCTATCGCTCTCCGCTGGAGACATTTCGACTTTCAAGGTTGATTTGACTGTTAAGCCGGGCGTTCACACTCCATCGGCTACTCCGCCAATCTTCTTCGGTCTTACCAAGAAAACCAGCGCTTAGTCTCATGGCCGTTGAAAGCGGCTCTATCAAAGTCGAAGGGCTCGCAAAGACGATTAAGTCTTTGCGGGCTCTCGGCGCAGAGAAGTCGGAATTCCAAAACCTAAACTTGCAAGCCGCACAGACCATTCTTGCAACTGCAACACCTAATGTGCCTTCACGAACTGGCAAACTAAAAGCATCGCTTCGCGCAGCTAAGACTGTCGGCTATGCGATGGTGCGTGCCGGTAACGCTCGCGTGCCATACGCAAACCCTATCCATTGGGGATGGTTCGAAGACCAAAACAATTTTATTCAAAAGAACATTCGGCCGAATCCGTTTCTTATGCGAGCGTTAAAGAAGGATTACAATAAACTAATCACAGACTATGACAATGGTCTACAAGCGCTAATAAACAAATACGAATTAGGAGACTAGAAATGGCAACAATCGATTTCAATGCAATGACCCTTGATGAAGTTAAACAAATTGAGCAACTGACCGGGCGTGGTATTGACAGCATTATGGCCGAAGGTTCACCACGCGGTCGAGCATTCAAAGCCATCATTTTTGTCATGTCTAAACGAACCAATCCAAACTTCACTTTCGAAGATGCTGGCAAACTTTCGCTCGAAGAAGCGGCAGCATTGTTTGGCGGCGAAGACGACCCAAAAGTATTAGAAAAGAACAAGCTCGAAGGTTAGCGCAATTCTGCATGGCAACGAACTTGACACCAGAAATTTATCGAAGCCTCGCGCTTGATGAATACATGGCATTTCTTGATGTCATAAAAGAACGCAACCGCGAAAGGTAAATCATGGCAACACTTGATTTCAAATTTATAGCCAACCTTGCCGGGTTACAGGCTGGTGTCAAGACTGCCGAAAATGACCTAACCGGTTTTCAGAAGACCACAGAAGGTGTGTCTAACAAACTAAAAGCCGCAATCGGCGCTGTGTCATTTGTTGCCATTGTCAAGGGTTTAGGCGAGGCGGCTAAGGCCGCGCAAGAAGACAAGATTTCGCAAGACCTTTTAGCGACCCAGTTGCGCAATGTGACTGGTGCGAGCGATGACCAAATCAAGTCAATCGAGGCAAGCATCGGTGCCATGTCGCGACAGTATGGTATTGCCGATGACAAACTAAGGCCAGCACTTTCTAAACTCACCACAATGACCGGTGACGCTTCAGAAGCGCAGAAGTTGATGGCACTTGCAATGGATGTTTCTGCGGCTACTGGTAAGCCACTAGAAACTGTAACGCTTGCTTTAGGTAAAGCCTCGCAAGGGCAAATGACTTCATTGCAAAAACTTGGCATTCCAATGTTGGACAGCGTGCAGAATGCTAAAGACCTAACCAAAGAATCAAGGTCGCTGGAGAAAGCGCAACTTGATTACAACTTTGCAATCGACACTTTTGGGCCAAAATCAGAAGAAGCCAAAAAGGCATTAGCCAAAGTAGAAGCGGCACAAACAAAGGTAAATGCTATTTCTGCCGCCGGCGTAGACTGGCAAAAAGATTTAGGTGATGCGTTCAAAGGTGCCGCCGAAAAAGGCGTGAACCCGATGGAAAAACTAAATGTTGTGTTCTCGGAATTCAAAGAAACTGTTGGCACCGCATTACTTCCAGTTATTGGAAAACTTGCAACCACGCTAATGCCAATTGTGGACAAGCTCGCGCCAACATTTGCCAAACTAATTGATGGCCTTGCACCGATAGTTATTGATTTAGTTGATGCGTTACTACCATTGATTGAAGCAATCCTGCCACCATTGCTCGAATTGTTCATTGCGTTGATGCCAGCAGTCAAACCAATCATTGACTTGCTAACTATTTTGCTTGTGCCAATTATCAAAGTATTAGCATTTGTTCTTGGCGGCCTTGTCAAACTATTCTTGCCACTCATCAATGGATTCGCCGACATGGGCAAGGGAATCACAAATGCCTTTACTGGCATAGGTTCATGGTTCAAGAAAACAATCAACATGTGGATTGGTATTTTCGAATCCTTCACTAACGGCGTGATTGACGGAATCAACCTCATACCAAATGCATTGAACAGTTTGAAATTCAAAGTGCCAGATTGGGTGCCGTTCATCGGTGGCAAAACGCTAGGGTTCAAAATCCCAACTTTCGGCCACATCAAAATCCCTCGACTTGCTAAAGGTGGTGTGGTAATGCCATCACCGGGCGGCTCAATTGTTAATGTTGCGGAAGCTGGTAGACCAGAAGCAATCGTGCCATTAGACCGCTTAGGTTCGCTCGGTGGCGGAAACACTTATGTCATAAACATCAACCGCGCAGCGCTTACTGGCGATGAAGTTATTCGAGCTATCCGCCGTTTCGAAACATCGCAAGGCCGCGTGATTCTAAATGGCTAACGATGTCTTTAGCATTCGCGATGACATGGTTATCGAATTCTATGTGCCTACCGCCGGTAACTGGATTTGGGGAGTATCGCAATGGGATGGCGGCGATGTTTGGGGAGGTTCATCGTCATCGGCCGCATGGACAGACCTAAAATGCGAAATCGCTAGTGTGCAAATGGAACATGGTGTCGAATTACAGCAAGGTGTGTTCCCTTCACCAGCGAGCACGCGCGCCACAGTAGTCATGCAATCCGCCGAGTATGACCCCTTCACGCATGGCACAATCCATACTGGCACACCAGTAAGAATTCAAATAAACGCAAACCCAGATTCTGACCCGGGTTTCACTAGAATCTTCGAAGGCACAGTCGAATCATTCACTAGCGCCTACACAGCCGAAGGCTTGAACCGAATCACATTCACTTGCGTAGACTTCATGCAGTCATTCTTGAATACACCAATCACGAGCTACACGCCTACCGCGCCATTGCCAACACCGAATGACATCATTGAAGAACTGGTTCTAACTTACTGGCCGACTTCCGAAGGTTTCTCACCAGCATTGACAGACGATTTCTGGTATGTCACACCTTCCACATGGACAGACACAACCATTGGGCAAATTGTTCGCGACTGTCTCATCGCCGGGCAAGGCGCTTTCTATACAGACCAATCCACAAATTACCAAATTTATCGGTCTGCAAATGACCTAAACAACAAGGTCATTGTCGAACCATCATGGTATTTCTCGACCACGCATTCATCCTCGCCACAACACATTTGCTATTACGACTTGAACATCACCGCAGATTCACGCGACTTGCCAACCGAAGTCATTGCCACATTTGATGGTGGCATGGTGATGTCTATAACTAACCAAGATGCATTCGAACTTTATGGAAGCATCGCATTGCAAACCGATGTGAAAATCAATGGCGCAACAGGCGCACAACTATGGCTTGACAACTTCAATTTGACTACTCGGTTACGCCGCGTGAAATCTATTTCATTCCCGGCCATCACGCGAGAAAGTAAGCTGCGTTCATTCAACTGGTATAACCAATTATTCTCGGTTTGTTCTGTGGTTTACAATCTAGGTGATTTGAATGTCAATGATGCTTATTTTGTGACCAAAGAATCAAACACCATTACACCCGATGGATGGCAGACAACACTAGAATTATGGAGAGGTATCTAAATGGCATATAAAACTTTCGTAGCAGGCACAGAAGGGCTTGCGAGCGACATGAACACATACTTGATGAATCAGGTTGTGATGGTGTTCACAAACGCTACGGCGCGTGACGCGGCACTAACCGCGCCAACCGAAGGCATGGTTGTATATCTTAGCGCCAGCGACCATTTCATGGTTTACAACGGCAGCGCATGGGTTATTTTTGACATTGCTTGGAACGCTTGGACACCTACCTTTACAAACTTTACACAAGGCACCGGCGCAGTCACGCAATGCTATTACGCACGCATTGGTAAGACCATTGTGGCGCAGGGTTACGCATCGCTCGGAACTGGAACGACTTCACCAGTTGGCGGCCAGATTCAAGTTTCACTTCCAGTAGACCATGCTTCAAGCAGCCGAAGTAGCGTTGTTGGCCAGTTGCTTATGCGTGACGCATCGCCGGGAACTTCATACATTGGCAACATCACGCTAACTGGTTCTGCACCGGCAAAGGCA